TTGATATCAAAGGGAGAGCAACAGATTACATTCCCGATGTTAGGCGCAGTATATGAAGCACCGTCCATGATAGGCACAAGGATCGTAGACCCTGAGACTCCTGCACAGGCAAGCCAAACTCTAGAGGTCAGGTTCCCTGCCGGTGTAAGGCTTGATGTAGTAGAGTTCAAGAACATTAATCTGGGTAAGGCAGGGCTGGCGACATCATTCAAAATCTCAGGTACATCAACTACAGACCTCATCACCATAGATGAGTTAATAATAAAGAACTCAGAGTTCCCTACGATGAGCTTCGATTACTCGGAGTTCTATGAACTACACGCAACCTCGTCCGTACTAGCAGCAGGTCACACATTCAATGTCACCTCTGCCACGGCAACTGATGTAACCGTGTCATCGGGCAGGGGAGCCACGTCCTATATAGCCACGGACATGACCGTTGACAGGATTATCCTCACGCAGACTACATCAGGTGGTGACGTTATCATAGACAAGCTCATACTGGATAACGTAAATGCATGGGTTGGTGCTTTCGACCTGGACTATACTCATATCGGTACAGTGACCTTGCAAAACGTGAAGGTGGGTGACGATGGGGACATAAACAGTGCTGACCTATTAATTGGTACAAATGGCACTGTGAAGGTCAACAGTGTGCAGGACGGAGTACAGGAAGCTCCGATCTGGATACGCTAATATTACGGAGGTGTAGTATGATAGGTACCTGGAAGGTAAGACTCGCCGCTACGGCGATCCTGGGGGCCTTAGTGGCTATATTGATAAGACGTAGGAGGACACAATGGTAAAGGCAATCATGGCGGCACTGAAATACAGGCAGCTTTTACCTGTTGCCATAGAGTTTATTCAGTTCATACAGTCAGCTACGGCTGACGGTAAGCTAGACAAGGATGAACGCTCCAAGGTGATGGGATATATGTGGCAGATGATTAAGGAAGCCGAGAAGGTTAACGGTAAGACTAAGAAAGCTGCTTGATAGTTACCTCGGTGAATGATTCCGAGTCTCTTACGAACTCACCGGATACCTTGGACACGTAGTTCGCTGAGTCATCCGGTATAACCTCCCCTGTGAGTGCATCTATCCATGGCTTGCAGCAGGCTATGAGATTATCTACGTCCCTGCGCCTCTTGTCCTTGCAGTGAAACACGAACTGTATCTCCACCCTTTCCCAGAGGGGATCCTGTACTCCCCCCTGGCTTCTTAGCTCTGCAACCATCTCGTCCTTGGCTCCCTGCATTGCGTTGTTCCTTGCAAAGTGATGCTTGCGTGCGTTGGGACCCACGTCACTATGCGGTAGGTGCGGTATGAGTATGGTTATCATGCTGACCTAATCCTTCTCTTAGAGGTACCTTCGCGCTCACGCTCAAGCCGCGCCTCCATGTTCTCTATAGATTCCTGAATTGATGGCCTTATGTCACATATCAGGTCATTCCACCTAAAACTACGCTGTCCCCTGAAGTGCTTGCGTACACGGGTCTCAATGATAGGGTCAACCCGGTTGATCTGCCTGTAGTGGGACTCAACCCAGTGTAGCAGGGCAGTGCGCCTCTTCTTACCGTCAGGTATGTCACGGGTTTTGAAGAGAGCGCGTGCTCCTATGGCGTCAGTAGGAAACAGGAACCCCGGCTCCTCTTCCTTGCGTAGTGTGACGCTCCAAAACATTTCTCTTGTCCGCCATAAAGCAAAGCTGTTACCTATTGACTCGACATCCTCGTCATGTGCGTACTGTATGGGACTACCCTCTCTAACAAATGCTATATGGTTAACCTGCCACCGCTCGTGGATACTCTGTCTTCCGTATAGCCCTCGCCTGGTCCATGTTCCAGAAGGTTCTACAAATGCGTGGTCAACTTGAACCAGGTATTTCATAGGCCTTACGATTTTTCCACGCACGGCTGGAAGATCAGGCACCTTCACCCTGCCCAACACTATGGTATCCCTCCTATCTTTATAGTAGCCAGTATGGTTAGCCACGAAGCGCGAATCAATACGCGGCTTCCAGAACTCCTCGTTAAGACGCCAGGCATCATCGTGCCAGTTTGGTATGTACGCCTTCTCTGCAAATTCACCACGTAGTGCTGCGAGGTCTTCTACGAGTACCATAGGCTCGGCATGGTTGAACGACATTGGGTGAACCCTGTTGTACCCATTCATGTCTTTGGGGTACGACCGGTCTGGACGGAACTCGTTTTTAAGAACATACCCAGCTATCTCGTCCAGGGTATCCAATGATGTACGTAGCGCTTTGCGGCGCTGACGCTTGACTGGGTCGTAACGCCTTTTCTTCTTCTTGGGCTTCCAGAACCAAAGCCCCGATAACCACTTCGTTGCTGTATTGATATCAATAAACTTCATTTCCTTCCTCCTTTTCTACAGGAACCCTTATGGCTCTTACTGCATCTGGAACAAAAGCCAATTCCATAGTTAATTAAATCTACCATGGTTCAATCTCCTCACTTGTGTCTGGTATATTGGCCTCAGGTATGTATACGAACTGTCCTTTGCCTATCCTTGCCCACCATCCCGGCTTACCCGAGTACGCACCGTCACTCAGGCGTGACTGGACTGTACTCTTCTTGATACCCAGTGACTGGGCTATATCGTCAGGTGACATGGGCATAGACAATCCCGTACTCATATCCACGTTGCCCCTGAGCAGGTGCTGTATCCTCCTGTGGGTGGGCTCGTCCTGCATGAGATCAGGATGTTCCTCTACCTCGGTCTCTGATACCCACACGGTATCCACGTTCCCGTACTCATCGTCCTTGAACACGAACTTCATTGCCATGTTGGGGTGTTTCCTGCCCGAGTTGGACTTCTCGTTAGACAGCCCCAGTATCAGGGTGCCGGGGTCATTGGATTCAGTCTTACGCAGCTTCCAGATATTTCTGGATTCATTGAAGTTATATATACTGCCTATGGGAGCGTCCTGATTCTCCTTGCTCACATGGTCTATGATGATCGAGGTGACGTTCAGTGACCTCAGCGCGTTGTACATGCTCATTGTCTGTCTCGACTCGTTAATCCAGCCACCTACAGCTGCGCCCTTGGCGTCTACTATCAACAGCCCTATGTTATCCTCGGCTATGATGGTTCCGAGTGTCTCCACGTCATTAGCCAGGGACTGGTGGCAGTACCTGTACTTGAGCTCCACGTCCAGCCCCATGCCCTTGGACAGTGCGGCCAGTCTATCGTTGAGGTCGTCCTCTCCTGACTCGTAGTCAAGGTACAGCACGTTAGCCTGCTTGGGTATGAAAGATCCCACTGACAGGTTGTGCTGTACCAACATGCTGAAGTACAGGGATATGTAGCTCTTACCTATACCACCCGGCCCGAAGATAATACAGGGTGCATCCTGACGTACCACTGGGTACAGGAGGTAGGGTGCCTCTGTCTTCTTGGGCTGCTTGCCTATGGTTACGACAGGAGCACCTTCCCAGAACTTCTTAATGGTCTTGGTGCATACCTGTTCCACTATAGCTCTCCAGTGGGTCAGGGGTAAGTCCTCGGACAGCGCATCGGCAAGTCTCTTCTTGCCCTGTATGGACGACAGGATTTGCTGGCCCATTGTTATGTGGGACCCTTCCATGCCGGGAAACTTATCCGGGTGGGCAGTGACTTCTATATAAGCCTTCACCGCCCCCTTATCCTCGTCCATCCTGTCTACCTTGAGGGTTACCCCGTACTCGTCATATATGTACCTGTGCAGGTGGAATGTATGCTCTTCCCTCATATCTTTATCCCCCGGAACGGCTTGTCAGGCTCTCGCCACTGAACAGTTGGTTCCTTGGGGCTATCCTTCCGATGGTATGCCCCCTTCTGTTTAACGGGCTTCTCTTCCGGCATGTCTTCCATTGCGTTAGCGATCTCCCTACGCACGTCATCCATGGTCGGGTAGTGCTGGGTATCACGCTCCCTGCCAGCCCACGCCATGGCGCACCATGGGGCTGCTACAGCGAAGTCATGTAGGTCGCAATAACTCGGGGTACATGGCATTTGTTTCTCCTCTCTACCATACTGATGGCAAACCATCAGGCATTTTAAAGTATTCTTCCAATTCTATTTTCGCATTGTCCGTCAAGCCAGGCAGCCCGAGTGCATACCACATCTCCATGGCATTCAGGAACCCATCCAGCGCCAGCTGTGGGTCTGTTACCTGCCTCGCTTCAAACTCTGCGTTCTCCTTACCCAACCGTATAACCCACGGTTCTATCCTGTCCCAGGTGCTCCATTCATACACGGGTACCTGTTGTTGCACAGATAGCGGTACTGATACTGCGTTAGCGTAGGCTGCTACCTGCATTGCGCTTGCCGGGTAGAGGCCCTTACTGGTTTTCCAATCCAACAGTATGTACTTCTGTTCCTTCTCGTTGTACGCAAGGGCATCAACAGATCCCGCATAGCGGAAGGACTCACTGTACACAGCGAACTCCGTCTTGAGGTACCGGTCTATGTTGTTGTCACTCTCCCACTGCTTGAAGCTTTCCCATATAGTAGCCAGCTCCACCGGCACTATAATGTCAGTGGAGTCATTGGCTATGTTGGAATTGATGTACTGTGCGAGCAGGTCATGCGCCCTGGTTCCTATGTCACCTGCCTTGGTCTTCTCCTTGTAGGGCGCTACCTTGGCTGCGAACACGGCATCATCTATGATCTCAGTGGTGAGCTCATCTCCTATGTGGGACGCCAGCTTATTCTTAACAGCTTCGCGCCCCACCTTGTTCGCCCAGTTCATCAGCCCCGGTTTATCTATGGTCTTATCCAACATGGAAGTGACCGACCACAAGGGATAGTCAGTACCTGGTTTCTGATAAGCCCTGACGCTGCCCCTCGGCCCTGTTAACTGTAGCAAGTGGGGGCGTTCCCCATCTTTCCAATCTAACAGGAAAGGATACAGTTCCACCTTGTTGATTTTAATTGCCATCACTACCCCCTGCCCTGAAGTCCTCAGGTGGCGTCAGCCCCTCTTCTATTGCCTGATCCCTGCAGAACTTCAGTAGCTTGCGTAGTGTGCGCTTACCGTCTTCCTTCAGCCATTCCATTGGGTCTCCTACCCATCCGCGGATAGTTTCATCACCCCATCCTGCCTTCATGCAGTAGTCATTGAACTCATCCATGGTGACCCTCTTGGGTGGCTCGGGGTAATCGAATGCAGGCTCCTCATCTTGCAGTTCCTCATCTGGCATATAACCATCCAATGGTAGGTTCAGGAGTATCCTCTCGTACTGGTCAGTGAGGTCACGCACGTTCTCTGGAGACCCGTTGGTGCGTTCTACAGCAGCCTTGAATGCTACCTGCCTGATGATTGACCTGCCTGTTGTGTCGAGCATCTCAGAGAAATGCACAGGTACTTCCGGGGTATCGGTCCTGACAGGCACTGTCTTGGTTGCTATATTCCCATGTCCTGTAGGAATCCATCCTGTGCCTGTGCCTGAGGCAGGTGGCTTACCGGCTACCATCTCGTTCTCTATACCCTCAAAGACAGCCACGTCCCAGTAGTAATGGTTAGCGTAGGTTCCGTCCTTGCCTTCCTTGAGGTTACCCCTCTGCACCTTGACGTTCTCGTACTCTGTCTTCTCACTGATCTCACGCACGTACTCACCCTGTGCTGTTGTAAGGTTCAACGGTATCGGGTACTGGTTGGTTATGCCAGGCACGAAAGCCTGAAGGCACCAGTTGTCCTGCTTGTTGAGCCTCATCGAGTCAACCTTGATTGTTACGACTAATGTAGTTTCCATTTGTATCCTCTCTCTGATAGTGTATGTGTGCGCTTGTGTCCACCTCGCGCAACGGGGCGGCTTCTGCTTTGCAGGCAGGGGTCGTCCCAATTATTAACGGTCATCGATGCACCTCTGTTCCAACACGCCACGCCTGACTACCATTGTCCAGCCTGCGATCACAGGTTCCTGTTCTCCGCAGTGGACGCACTTAATCCACGGCATGTTAGATACGTGGTGCTGATCTTCTTCCTCTCTCTTCCGGTCATGGTCTAGTATATCCATGGTTACTCCTCTCCATGTAGAAATTTACGTAGCTCTTCTCGACGGATCTTCCAGTTATTACCTATCTGCACAGCGCCGGGGAATTCTCCCTTCCTGGCAAGCGCATAACCCACAACCCTGCTTACGTCCAATAGGACGAGCCCATGCTTTAAATCTATAACCTTACGGCTGTCATCATCTAGCTGGGATATGGCTTCTTTTCTAAGCTCTTCGGTATACTGGGATGGAGTATCAACCTGTCTCATATTTACACCTCCTTTCTGAATGGTATTATATGGTAAATTCGGTATGTTATCAAGTAAATAATAGTGTGTAGGTTCTTATATACTTCTACTTTCATTTCTTCACCTCCTCAATAATTATGGGGGGAGGCATAGAATCATCATCGATTGATGCAGCCACCTTGTCGAATCCCAGATCTACGGCTTCCAGCAGCATTGCATCCCAGAAAGCTTGTGTTGTCGGCTCAAAGCTCATAGAAGCCACGACTTCAGCGTAGTTACTAGACTCGAAATAAATTCTAATCATCAGATCACGACCCTTTCCTCAGTAAGGTATCTCCAAGCGAATGCTGCCACAGCTGGAACAACTCCGTTGCCAGTGGCTCTGAGGCGTCCGTCCACCCCAGGGGTAGACCCATAAGCATCTCTGCAAAAAGTGGGTTCAACCTGCGGCAGGACGTCGAGCAGGTGTGTCCATCCTTCGTAGTCGTCGGGGCTTGGGGGATAGAGAGGTAGAGTGAAGGGGGCTTGTGCGGAACCGTGCATCCCGGTGGGTCCATCCCCTTGTAGTCCCTCGCTGCCGGTGTGGGCCAGTTCTTCGCTGACAGGCTCAAGCCCTCCCCCTTGCCCGTGTCCGGGTTGATGCCTGACCTCTCTGTCGCTGTCGGTGTGGGCCAGTTCCTCGCTGCCGAGCCGAGGTTGTCCTGATTGTTCTCCCTCACCCTCGACGAGGACTTGTGTTCCGATGCGTTCGGGGTCGGCCAGGTGGCTACCGTCACTTCCAGTCTCCTCTTTGGGTTGCCCTGCTCTACCTCCGATTGGGTCGGAGGTGACTTCATCGACGCTCTTGGGGTAGGCCAATTGGTCGCCTGCCTCGGTAGGGATATGTGGTAACCCGTGTTCGCACCCTTGTGGTCCCGTGCCGTGGGTGTTGACCAGGCCTTGGTCACTGAGGGTAGGTCGTTCTTCCCTTCCCAGTTCTCCGTCTTCGATCTGTCGTGCTCGTCCGAGGCCACTGGGGTGGGCCAGTTCGCTACCTTGTGGTGCAGGCTCACCGAGTGTGCTCCCTTCGCATCCTTCCGTGCCTTCGACCCATCCCTGTAATTCTGAGTGTCTGGTGTAGGCCAGGATGAATAGTCGCTGCCTCTTGTGTGGTGCGCCAGTTTCAGCCGCCGTGAAGAGTCCTTCCGTAACGGTGTAACCCATACCTTGAAGTCCGGGTCTGATTGTTTCGTAGTAGTACTGGAGGATTCCTGGAACATTTTCAAGAAAGAGAGTTGGGTAGCCGAGTTCTCCTGCGAGCCTCTCGACCTCGGGGTACATGTTTCTTGGGTCGTCGACTCCTCTCCTGACTCCTGCGACACTGAAGGGCTGGCATGGGAAACCTCCAGTGAGGAGATCCACTCTGCCACGCCATGGCCTACCGTCGAAGGTGCGTAGGTCACTCCAGATAGGAGCCTTAGGGAAGGATCCTTCTTCCATGCGTTTTGCCAGAATCGTAGCTGCCGTGATTTCGTTTTCCACGTAGCAGACCGGCTCAAAGTCTCCAACTGCGGAGAGTCCGAGCTCGATTCCTCCGTATCCTGTGCAGATAGATAAGGTACGTATAGCCACATTCATTTCTCCTTTCTGCCTATTCGGCTATTAAACTTCCGTTATCGCTATATCGTGTATGACTTGTGTAGTGTTTGAATACGTGGTGTATGGTTGTACCAGTGAACACCTCGATCTTCATGCGTTCCTTGGTACGTATCTCACCTCTTACCCCGTACTCAAGCGTGTATGGTACTTGCGCTACCATGCTGGCGAGTTCACCGACTGCATCGAACCCGTACTTAACTGGGGCTATCCACTCATGCTCGGTGCATGGATACTCTTTACATATTAAACTTTCGGTATCGCCATATAGGTTCGTAAACTCATCTCTTCTCAGTATCATGTTATCTTCCTCCTTCTCTCTCGTATAGATGTTTACGTATAACGTACTGCATCAGCCTTGCTAGATATCCTTTCAACATTTCTATCTCTGATCTTAATTCTTCTATCTCTTGTTCCACTATTCTCCTCCTGTTATTGCCGGGTCGTCTGGTTCTGGGACATAGTAATCAGGTTCCGCTTCACAGTCATGGCATTTCTCCTGCAACTCGGGTATCTCCCGTCCACAGTCATGGCACAGATGTTCTGACTCTTTCTTGCCTTCCGCCACGACATACATAGAAGCCGAGAGTAATGAATCCAGGCAGCCATCGTGAATGAACCTGGACATGGATGCGCCCTCCATCCACTCGGCATTGACATACCCATGACCACTAACCTCCACCGGCATCAATCCATACACGATCTTGTTGATACCAAGGTTTGCACTGTTCACATCTATACGACATACATCACATATAACCATTCCAATTCTCTCTTTCATACTACTTGTTTATAGTTGATTCAAATATGTTGTTATGCACCTCCTTCTCTAAGCTTGCGTTCAATGGCAGCTCCAGCTTTCTTGTGCGCTCCATGGGTGGATAATCCTATCACCATGTTACGTGACTTGAGTAACCCGAGGTCGGCACACTTCATGCACATGTTGCACGTCACATCCTTGTTGAAGTTGTTAGGGCAGGGTAGTACCTGGATGCCTTGGCGCTCGTGTATCTTGCGTGACTCATGGTTCTTGTATGTCCATTCACATGCATAGCCTAGTGAACGAGCTCGTAGTATCTGCTCGGCTGACTCACAGCTTGCAAGTACCCTTGCTCCATTCCAAGCTGATTCCGGTACGTTGTATGGTCCATCCCATCCATGTGTGTAGGTGTATGCCAGGGAACCGTTGGGCGACCGTGCTTCGTAGTCAACCATGGCATCACCGATCAGCCCTGCCGATATAGTGTTGCTACAATCACCCACCACATGTACTCTCAGGTTACGATCCGCAGGTAGCTCGTATATCCTACGCCTCTCTATCCTCGAGTACTCTATTTGGATATGCATCCTGATTTCAATGTCATGCTCGTCACCTAGTATCTCAGGGTACAGTGGACACGAGGTCGGGCATGTTATCTGTGGGGCATAGGTGACGTTCATCTCCCCTGTCTTTGAGTTACTGGATTTCTCCTTTACGATAACAGCACTCTCGTCTGCGTTACTCAACGCACGTCTGTTCAGCCGGTTAGTTGTGTGCTGAGTGTGTCCGAAGTTGGTATAGCACCCGTTGTTAGTGATCACCTTGCCTATTTGTACAGGATCGGGCATTACTATCCTGTTGATCAGTGACTCGGGTATCTTTGATTCTTCCATCGCTCACCTCCTTCTCATATTTTAACCAATCCTTCACGTCTTGCAGTGTTTCAAATTGTTCCTTAATCACCTCCTCAATTTTCAGATTTGAACCTATCGGGTTGACTCGATAACACTCTACAGGAGGGTGTCCGAACATATCCGACCACTGTTGGGTGAGTCGTACTAGGTACGGGTTACCATCCTTGCTGTGCAAGATACGGTATTCTTTATCACCGAATAGTTTTATATTCACACGGCTGAAGTAACTTGGGTGAGCCTGTCTTAATTCCGTTATAGTTAGAGTCATTCGCTTCTCTCTTTCTCTCCACTTTAGAGTGGAGGATAAACTATTGTATACAGTAACTTCCGGTTGACTTCGTGCTCCCGTCGTTAGGATGGTCATTGTTGAACTGCTTCTCTGCGTAAGCTAACTCGCTGATCAGTTTAGCTACCATTCTGCAAACAGCTTCCCTGTCAGAAAGTTGTAGCGAGTTCAAGCTGTCAGTCAACAGGTTCTTGATATCGCGTACATATCCTACCGACATCGGTATAGGCTGGTCGTCCAGTTCAAACCCACATCCGGGGTTACACTCCTTGCCTTCCATGTTCTTGTCTAACAAATTACTCGCTGCTATATGCATACTTTCATCGTGTGTTAATTCCATACTAGTCCTCCTTTCCGGGGCCGTATTGTCTGCATCCGACCGCGCTCTTGCCCCTGGAGTGCAGCGTCACATGCACACTCAGGCATGTGAAGTGTATACCTTGGTCTCTCGTCATGTCGTCATGTACTACGTGCATACCACAGCACCGGCACTTAGTCTTCAAGTGCTTCAACTCATGCTGTATTTTCGCATGGATCTCGTCTAGTTTCTCCTTCGTACTCATGTTACCCTCCGCTATTGAATTGTTCGGTATTAGCCCTGTTCAGCATACGTCGTAGCCTAGATGCTTTCTCGAACATGAGTGATTCCTCGGCCAATATGATCCCGCGGGACAGGGCATACCTCGCCAATATGTTGAGCTCTTCTGAATTTAGATTGTTGATTATGTCATACGCTTGCTGTCCTATCAGAGGTGCGAGCTCGGCTCCCATCTTGTACACCTCTATATCCGGTCGTTCTACACGTATCTCAACTGCCTTAACTGATTCCATTATTGGCCTCCTTTACCAGCCTAATGATCTGTATATATCTTGTACCTTCTTCGCCTTCTTCGCTTGCGCAGGCGTCATCTCCAGGCGCTCGGTCGTGCCGTCGGGCATGTCTACTGTTGCTATGTCACTCGTGTATATACTGCCGATATCATCGAACAGTCCTACCGATGACGCGTAGACAGTAGCCAACCTGATGTTGCCTTTCTTGTTGTCCTCGATACGGAATCTTATTCCGTCTTTAGTCGTTCCCATCTGACCTTTCTTCATGTCATTCTGTAGCATGGTGTACCTCCTTTCTACAGATTAGTCTGCGAGATTTTGTTACGCACCTAGCTCGTACTCGTCCATAGTGTGGTCAACCACACGTCCGGCATGGTCTAAGCTCACGCCACCGTAGGGTTGATCTCCCTCTCTACAACTTCAATACTATCTTTCCCACAGTCAGGACATTGATACACCGTGTCATAGTTCACTGCATACTCCCATTTCTGATTATTCTTATCCCATCTGCAAACGGCGTTATACATGACTACATTTTCGCTACCGCACTTTGTGCAATGTACAGAATAGTTCATTGTTCCTCCTTTCCCTCCCTATCGTTAGGGAGAAAGATCCTGTCTAAGTAATTATCCATACGGTTAACGAACTTAATTGCTTTCCTAGCGCAGTCGATGCACACTTCACATGTCTCCATCCCAATAGTGTCGTCACTAAAGCCGATGGCTTTCCCACATACACCACATTGGTCATCACCGGTAACATATTCCATGTTGTACCTCCTTTCTCTCCCTATCGTTAGGGAGAAAGATCCTGTCTAAGTAATTATCCATTGATGAGTTCGTCTGTTATGTGTACCAAGCGCATCTTCCCAGTTGCTACCATATGGTCAATCACTTGATGACGTGTCATAGGCACTGGCTTGCTAACGTGGGCTGGCTTGACTACTTGTTGCCACTCAGTCACAGGTAACACCTTTCCGTTCGCAAGTTCCTGAGTTCCTACGACTACTCGTCGTTCTCCCTTTGCTCTCCTATCTGCTCTGTTCATAGCTCCTCCTCTCTCTCCACTTTGAAGTGGAGGAATATTTTGATCTGCGCTCCTGCTCTCCTGCGCTCCTGCTCTCCTGCGCTCCACTGCCCCGGAATAAAAAATAAAGCCAGGACCGGTACAGCCCTGGCTCTATTGAGTATTCACTTACAGCTTAGATACTATTCAATTATAACCTCCGAGATAATATTTGAATATTAAAATCTCCTCTTTGAAGTGGAGAAATTCAATATTCATATTGTGCGTTATTCCGGTGGTTGATATTAGATATTGTTATTTAATTTCCGATACATCCCTTGTTAATCTTTCTCCATGCTCTCCACATATCGGTAGTACAGTTTCGTCATTATGGATTTTTATGGATTCATTTTTGGTTATTCCACAACTAGCAACTCTACATAGTGCAAACTGCCAATTAGAAGTTTTCGCGCCTTTATCACTGTCACTGGATTCTATGAGGTTGCCATTTTCGTCCAGTTTAGGTTCAGGCTGCTTAACTCCGTATATCCTGACAACTTTTTCTGCCTCCGCACGGACACTGGCAAAATTTGTTTCTCCAAGTTTGCTTAATGAGTATTTACCGGTGAATTGTGAAGACTCAGAGGACTTTTCTGCCACGATACCGGTGGACAATAGCACCTTCGCAAAATCGCTTGTTATGCGCTTGTCATCTTTATCGTAACAGTTTATTTCGGAGTCACTTTCCTCATATGCCAGTTGAATCGCAGATTTTGACGCCTGAAGCAAGAAATTATCAGTTTCGGCAATGTCTTTATTTCCCATATTCACGTCAACACGCCTTAACTCAGTATCTCCAAGGGTCAACAGCACGTCATCTTGTTTTTGTAGTTTGAAAATTGTTTTATGTCCATTACCGGATTTTTTCGCTGACACTACCGGATTCAACTGGACACTAATACCTAGATCAGGAATTAATGACAATGCCACGTCTACAATGGACTGTAGTCCATCGAAAAACTTCTTATCTGCAGTTCGGTTCGCTTTGAAATTTAGTACGTTTCCCATTTTAATGTTTCTCACTTTCATTTTTTACATATGGAATAACGCACAATAAAAACATTGAATTATTTATCTCAGGAATTGATTATCTCCTCTTTGAAGTGGAGAATCTCAATTCCGGTAAATCTCCACTTTAGAAGTGGAAATTGCGCTTATTTCTCTAGACTAGCGTATCTAACTGGTGGATATTAGTATTTAGTTTTTAAGGTGTGGGTAGCGTCTAGTGGGCGGCACGTTATTGTTGCGCTTGTTACCACCTGTAACGCTGTTAGCAACGGTTTTATTTCCAATCGCATTGCTAGATTTCCGGTGGATATGAACGGCCCCCTGATACTCCAGGGATGTGGCAGTGCGTATTCTAGGCCCGTCTACTGGACGGAGCATAGATTTGCAAGGCTTAACTCTGTAGTGGCGGCCGTTCCGGTATGTTCTAGTTATATTCATATCCGAATTATACTAAATTAGTATACCGTTGTCAAATTTGGTTAATCGTGGTGTGATTCAGTATTCAACGGAGGCGCAAGGGATAAAGCTATTGAGCCGCGATACTGGTAAAAATGTGGCACGCTGCGTGCAATGTTCCGTCCAGGTATCGGGACCCAACTGGATCCTGATACTATCTACACTTCCAAAGTGGAGAAGCGATACCGGAAATTTCCATTGGACCGGAATAAGGAATCGAAGCTTTAGCGAGATTCCTTGACATACTGTGAGGTTGGTTGCAAGTGTGCCTTAGTGGATGCAGTTACTATTACTGTTGCTTATTGCATCGGTTGTTGAGGGGGTATGGCTTAGTGTAGTAGTGGTTGTGAGTTGAGGTACCCGTGACGGAATTTTTTCGCTAAAAGAGCTCTTGTAGCCTAATTAAATTACAGCAATTACGGTGTTTTACCTACGTTGTCAGGATGATTAATCAGCCACATATTAGCCGTCAGAAAAGACAATTAAGCAAGAAAAGGTACTTTTCCGACTAAACTTTCTTTTCTGACCATTACTTTGGACTTTAAGTTTCGGAATTTCTGAACCCTTTAACTTGGGAGATTCGGAAGAAGATTCAATAATCGTGATTAGTGATCTTCATATACAATTAATATAAAAATTACAGGTTCTGTAAAAAATAACAGGTTCTGTTAATTTTTAATTCAATGTATCAATAGTTACAATCTTGTATTACAAAGTAACTATGTCTTTTTTTACTTCTTCGTTCTTATTACTCATCGTAAAAAAATAGTTACAATGGAATATGTTACAATGTTACATCTTACGCACGCGAGGGGGACTTATAGAATGTTAAATGAAATGCAGAAGATGGCTTCACCCAGGATGGAGCGTATCGGTAGGGAAACCGACCATAATTATTCGGTTTTAAAAGCCAGGGGATTCAGGTTGGTAAAGGGATGGGATAGTAAATTTCCCCGGTTCGGTGACAGGAAACCGGAGTATGGTCAGCGGTATTATGATTGGCAGGACCATTATTATATGCTGAGGCGTAAGAGTGGATCCACTGTTTATGTTTCGGAGCCTTATGATATTTGTAGCGATGTGATACTTGATCTAGCCAAATTGATTAAGGATGGGTGGAGGGTGGATATAATGGTAAATTTGTCACTTTGGAATCCTGGGGCGACAACACCTATATGGATTACAAAGGAATGCAAGGAATCAGACGACCGTGTTTTATATCCTTATGTAAATTGTGATGTCGAAGACTGCGATATATGCTAGGGCAATGAGCCATCACTTCGCCAGGTCAAAGAGGACGGGGGAGATATTGTTAAGTGAGTATAGGGACCCTCCTCCTACGTGTTTTATTTGTGACGGGGTGGATGTTATTACGAAGCCTTACGGTGGTAGGGGAAAGAATAAGGGTAGGTCTCCCGGGAAGATTATTCAGGATAAGATTAAGAAGATATTTGAAAGTCACCCTAAGTGTTCTGTTTGCAAGATCCTGATGGGTGGTAGTCACACCGGTGGTTTGGAGAAGGATGCGCGGAAAGGTATGTGTTCTTACTGTAGAGGGAGGTCAGAGGATGGTTAAAATAAAAAGCCAAAAGGGTAGTTACCCTGGGCATGTGTGTAGGAAGTTTAATTATAAGTATTCTTTGAAGAGGGCCGGTAGGGATGTTACTGAGTGTGAGGAATGTGGGGCAATACGGTTGAGGAGGCCTAAGGGCTGGGCTCCCCTGTTTGGTGATCTCGGAGTCCGGTAGAGAGAAGGAAAACCCGTCCCCGAGACCACCAGAAAGGAGAAACGAGCCAGTGGGTGAATGCTAACCCCTGTACTCTCCTTGATTATACACTAATTTAATTGTATATTCATAGCGAGGTAGCTAAATGCAGATGTTATCCAGAGAGACACTGAAAAAACAAGACCGGTTTTTAGAGGCCTATTCAAAGTGTGGGGTTATTACGAAGTCTGCAAAATTAACAGGTGTTAGTACTGAAACCGTAAGGAACTGGAGAAGGAACGATCTTCTTTTCCTTGAGAGATACAGGGAAGCTACCGAGTCCTATAATGACCACCTCGAAGAGATACTTAACGACCTGGTAGATGAGATGCATAAGAATCTTGACTACAAGGCTAACCCGACACTGCTTATATTTAAGATGAACGGCGCTATGCCAGAGAAATATAAGGGTGCTAACCAGGCTTCTTCCGAGGCTAAGGACGTTCTCTCTGAATTCAGGAAGGCAATGAGAGAAGCTAAGTCAGGGCCTGACCCGAAGAAGGAAGATATCAAGGTGGAAGAACCGGTATCGGCAATAGAAGAAGCCTCAACTATAGTACGGGGAAAGTTCGGGTCCCTGAATGACTCAGACAGTAACTGATGTAGTAAGTTATCTCTACGATAAGGTGGGATTTAACCCTACCCCGGCACAGATGCCGATAGTAGATTGCCGTAAAAGATTCATCCTTGTTGCAGGGGGTGAACAGGCAGGTAAATCCATGATGGCAAGCAAGTACCTGCTTGCACGCATGATGGAGATCAACGACGAGGGACTCTACTGGCTTGTCGCTGCTGACTATGAACGCACAAGGGCAGAGTTCGAGTACCTGATAGATGACTTCTCCGCGCTGGGAATACTCAAGGAAGCATCTAAAAGGGTTGACCCCGGCAGGATTATACTCGCAGACGGGACACGTATAGAGACAAAATCCGCTAAAGATCCGCGTACACTTGCAATGAGAGCCCCTGACGGTATTATCGGGTGCGAAGCATCCCAGCTGGATATAGAAACCTTCTACAGGATGAGAGGAAGATGCGCCCCCAAGAGAGGGTGGCTGTTTTTGTCAGGAACCTTTGAAGGCTCACTCGGATGGTACCCGCAGATGCATACCGCATGGTCGGTACCCACGGACGAGGAACAGAGTTTCTCACTTCCGAGCTATACGAATACCCACCTGTACCCCGATGGGATACAGGACCCCGAGATACAGAGACTTAAAAGAGATTCCAGTGACGATTTCTTTATGGAACGCATTGAAGGTATCCCGTCACCTCCCGAAGGACTGGTGTTTAGTGAATTCAGGCCCAATCTCCACGTAGAAGAAGTGAAGTGGTCGGTGGGTGACCCCGTACACCTCTGGATGGACCCCGGATACGCAGGGGCATACGCTGTTATGGCTATTCAAATCCACGATGATGTTATCCATGTCATAGATGAAGTCTACGAAAGAGGATTGGTAACAGAAGAGATCATTGACATCTGTAAAAACCGCCCGTGGTGGCAGGATGTGCAGTACGGGGTGATAGATATAGCAGGTAATCAGCACCAGGCAATGCCTGCACCGGTTGAGATCTGGTTAAAGGAGACGGGATTGTACTTAAATTCTCAAAAAGTTATGATTAACGACGGAACCGAGAGATTAAAGAGCTTTTTAAAGCCCGACCCTCTCTCAAGAGAAGCAAAATTAAAGATAAATCCCCGGTGTGACGGGGTTCTTTCGGAATTTGGGGCAGCCCCTAACCCGTTTGACGGTCAGACAAGGGCATACAGGTGGAAAGTTGACCGGGATGGGAATATAGTGGGATCTTCACCGGAAGATAAGAATAACCACGGTGTAAAAGCGCTGATCTATGGTATAGTGGACAACTACGGATACGGCTATGTACAGGGACGGGATAAGATTTCCGTTAAAAGGTGGTAGCTGTGGCAAAACGTAAGTTTTCTGAAATTGTAGACATGGTGGAAGGTCACTATAAAGCTACCTATCCACTCAGAGACCGTATGGAGCAGGACCACAGGCTCTACAGGCTCGAACCCTACGATGCAGGGGACGGATACAGGTCCTATACCTCCAACGAACCACAGGTGATGGCAGATAAGATCATCAGCTGGCTTACCAACGCAGAAATGGTGGTGAGAATTCCCTTTAGCGGTAACGAAAGAGACCAGAGGGACGCTGATAACCAGAAGGAAAGATTCCTCACAGGTATTACCCGTGCCGCGGACGACAGCCTGTGCATGAGACTTCTTCCCCCCCTCAGAGACCAATTAGCCTGGTACGTTACCCTTAGGGGTTGGTACGCAGGCAGGGCACTGCTGATAAAGGATAAAGAACAGGGTACAAGGGTTGATATCACCCCATGGGACCCGCTTAATACCTTCTGGGGCGAAGGTCCTGACGGACTCGACTGGGCATGTTACAGGATGCGTAAATCCCCCGAAGAGGTGGCAAAGCAGTATAACCTCAAGTCCATAGGCAAAGACGATGAACAGAGCGTATTGGTCTATGACTTCTACGATAAGGAAGATAACTACGTTGTAACCGGTGACAGGATCCTGAAGCGCAGGACAAGGCACGGTTACGATGGGGTTCCGTGCTTTATAGGAATGGTGGGTTCCGCACCCCTGGTACAGTCAGATGAAGTAGGCTCCGATGCTATTGCAGACTTCGGGGAATCCGTGTTTAAGCATAACAGGGAGAACTTCGAGAACAATAACTTTATGATGTCTACCATGCTTGAACTTACCGCAAGGTCCCGAAAGCAGGGATTAAAGGTTAAGTCCAGGGACGGTACCAAGACGCTCGATGAAGACCCGTACCAGGAAGGTTCTGAGATTTCACTCGGGCAGGGAGAGGAAGTAGAACCCCTCGGAATGCTTGAGATGGCTAAGGAATCAGGTGCCTTCATGGGACTCGTATCCAGTGAGATACAAAGGGGTGGACTCCCCTACTCTATCTACGGTGAACTCCAGTTCCAGCTGTCAGGTTACGCAATTAATACCCTCAGGCAGGGAATTGAAACCGTACTATCCCCAAGGATACAGACGCTTGAAAGAGCATACACACAGATATTTAATATGATCTCTTCACAGTACGGCAGTGGAAGATTCAAATCCATGGAGGTATCAGGCAGGGATAAGGAGCGGATGTATTTCGCCGAAGAGATAAGCCCTGACGTGATAAAGAAGGGCGGAGATCCCGAGGTATCAATAATGAGCCAGCTGCCACAGGACGATATGTCCAAGATGAGCATGGCCCAGATAGCAAGAGAGGGACCTACACCGCTGCTGCCTGACATATTTATCAGGGACAGGGTACTCGGACTACAGGATGCAGACCAGCTGGATGACGTTATCAAGGAACAGGTAGCTGAAAAAGAACTACCCGAGGCAGCGCTCTGGACACTATTATCCTCACTGGAAAACAGGGGAAGAGACCAGCTGGCAGAATTCTACTACGGTGAACTAATGAGATTACTTATGGAGAAGACCGCCAAGACCGCGCAGATGGTGCAGGGTCCTCCTCCCGGGCCTCCGGCAGGGCCTGGCGGTCCACCTATGGGTCCTCCAACTGGTCCTCCTATGGGACCACCAATGGGACCTCCGATGGGGCCACCACCTGGGCCGCCAATGGGACCGCCGGGAGGCGGGCCACCCGGACTGCCGCCACAGGTAATGCCTAATGCGGCACTGGGTGTACCGCCCGTACCGCCACAGGGACCTCCTGTAGGTATGCCTCCTGCATCACCAAGACCAGGTGCCATTCAAAGTGACGAGGAACGCATGAGGCGCATGGGCCTCGTGCCGCCGAGGTAATCATGGGACCTTTATCAGATAAAATATCCAGCGACTATGGGCAGGCCATCCGTGCTATATTCGGTGGCGACACTAAAGACGCTAAAGAAAAGACAAGAACCAGGAGAAGCGAGCAGTCCGTTATAGATGAAATGGCAAAGAGCAGGAGTAGATCAAACTGGTTATCTCCTGATGTGCCATGGTCTATGCTGGCCCCTGGCGGAAAAGATATAGGGCTATCCGTGGCTGATAAGCCAGGGGGGGGGCCTGCATTTGATCAGATTCCATCTCCTGTACCAAGACTTGAACAAAGACCTTTGTATCCTGGCGGTGACCCTGCAGTTCAGGAACTATACCAGGAGACAGGAACGGTAGACGGTAACTGGCTGGTAAGATACCTGAGTACTGTTGATAGAGGGATGGATATGATATACGACGAATTTAAAAAGCGTAATTCGGTGTATCTCAACATGAACCCGGCTCAACAGGAGCTTATGGATGACATGGAATACGACCTCAGAAAACAGTTTAAGCTGTTACGTATGATGCCTGGGTCTCCGTACTTTATGCCATTAGGCCGTAGCCTAGAGGCGGAAAAGCCTGACTCAACAGCGAATGATTTTGAGACTGATATTGAGAAAATTGAGGCAGACACAAGAGTTGACCCTCCCATGAAAGAATACTCTCAGTATCTTGACTCGCAGTTTTTTGAAGGTATGGAGGGTCCTCCAAGGCTATGGAGCAGGGATGAATGGCAGGGCAACCTACAGACACTATACAGGATCCTGCAACATCAAGAAGGTGTTGGCCCGCCCCCTGCCCCAGGTTCTTCTGGCTATGAAGAAGGGTCATGGATTGATAAAAATTTCTTAACGAATCTACCAGATGCGCCTGGTATACCCGTAGATGCCACGTATGACCCGGTTTCCGGCGATAGGAATGACTGGCAAAAACCACAACTCCCAGGTGCTTACAAGCCAAGAGAGATATCGGCAGAAAGAATGAGATTCATAGCTGACGCACATGATATATTTTCCAGTAATCCCAACAATGTTAAGGGATGGATAATAACCAAGTCTACCAAGGGATTGAATCCTATTGCTAAAAGATACGCAGCCCAGACCATAAACCGTGACTTGGATTCATGGATGATGAATAACACCGAGGTAGACCCCGGTGATACTTTTCTAGATGAGAAAGGACTGGAGACTACCTATGCACAGGCCTACCATGATGGAGGCACAGGTATAAATGACCTGACTCCCCAGATACGAGCAAAGATGGGTAGGAAGCTATGGGAAGAATGGGCAGGGTCAAAAAAGTTTCAATGGTATGGATCAAAAGGATACGGAAGCAATAAGAACATTCAAGGAGGATAGATATGGCAGAGAATCCATGGGTAGGGCCGTGGCAGGATACATTAAGCGGCACACAAGAAGGAAGGCAGCGGCTATATAACCAGTATATGGCAGGGCCTCAATTTAATATGTACTCTCCTTTTGCAAGAAATATTTTGCAAGATAGGGATAGGGCATTACAGGGCAGGTACATGCTTGCCGCAGCCCCTACATCAATAGGAGGTTACGGAGACCTGGGTTCATATTCTGATTTTATTAAGTCTCCTCTGCAATTTACCGCTCCTGAGGCATCACCAGGTGTATACCAACCCTGGGCCGCAGGGACTGGGTATAGCCAGCCTGGCGCCGGGGGATACACCCCGTGGACATCTGGACAATGGGGGTCTGCGCTGGGAAGAATAGGCGAACTTGCCTCTGAAAACCTATGGGGCCAAAGCGTATCAGGCCCGGCATATGATTATCTTTCTACCATTACCCCTGGTGAGACAAGGGATATAATGTCAGGGGCAATGATGGCAGGCCGTAATCCTATAATGCGCAGGGCAATACAGCCCGGTATAAGCAGGGGAATTGACCAGTGGCAGGCAGCTAACCCAGAGATGGCGGCAGGTGAGATGCTAAGGCAGTTTGCCTCGCAGTACTCGGCTAACCCAGGCTACATGCCAAGAGTAAACGACATGGGGCAATTTGCCGCTTGGACTGCCCCTGCCCCTCCTCCTCCTCCTCCTCCCCCTGGTCAAGTAATGGGTGAGCAAGGATGGGTACCAGGAGCTTCTACGACGGGAGATATAACTATGCCAGTGAATGCCGCCGTGACTCCTTGGGGAACAACACCTGCGGGTACTCCTGCACCAGAGGGCTTTAACCCACTGGAAGACGAATTCTATCAAGGTTAATCAGGAGTAATACATGACTCAAAAATGGTATAACCCACAAGAGACAGGACAAGGCGCAGCTCCCTCTGCCTATTCATATAACCCAGGTTACCAGCAATATTCGACTGGGATATTAGAAAATCCATACCTGGAGTGGCTTGAGGAAAGCCCTGAACTGGCATATTACAGTAACCCGATGATGACAGGTGTTCAGAGACCGGGCGAAAGAAGATACCTACAGGGGCAGTTCGAGAACGTATGGAGTGACTACCTTGGAGGACTGGGAGAACAGATACGCGCGGGTCAGGACCCCACGGCTAAGTTCCAGGACTACCTTGCGTCTGATCCGTTTACCCAGAGGTATGCGGCACTTACTCCGCAACAGGCAGGTAGGACAACCGGCAGATTCAGCCCGTCTACAAGACAGATATATTACTAGGATAATATTATGGTACTAGGCTCAGGTAGTGGATTAGATTTTAATCCATTTATGAAGTTCGTGCGCCGGATAAAACCGATAGGCAAGGGGGTTTACCTCTCTAAGCCTGAGGAATCAGGCCCGCCTACGCCAACTCAGTCTATGCCTGCTCAGTTTAATGCCATGAATGCTGCTATAGCTAGGGGTATGATCAAACCTCTCTCTGTTTCAGGCGCTGCTTGGGGTCAAGAACAGGGGTTGGAGGCTGCGTTAACAGCACCGCCTCCAGCTGCACCACCACCTCCAATTGCACCCTTGTACCCAGGTCAGGAACAGGCGCTGACAGATGCGTTAACGCCGGGTGGGCCGCCTCTGCCCATATATAAATCTGCCCAAGAACTGTACCCTAAGCCCGGGGAAATACCGGGTCCAGAACATCTATGGTCTAAGAGGATGGCTGAGCAGAAAAAATTGGAGGAGTACAATCTCCGTGAGCAAAAAGAAAAGGCTCTGCAAGATGAATATACCCGGTGGCGAGAGACTGCTTCTCCTGCGCAAATAGCAAAGTATGAAATAGAAAATATATTCATAAGTAATAAGATCAATCTTCCCAGGGACTTTACCCCGCTACCCAAGAATCCTACCGAGAAGGACTGGGAGAGATATAACCAGGAGTTATTAGATAGGCTTCCTAACGCACTAAGGGTATCCAAGTTGCCGGTATCAGAACCGCTAAAGGTAAAGGCGGCAGCAAAGAAGCCATTTGTAGAAGCTATAGAATTATTTGAAACACTTGGTGGGGCTGCCAAACTAGTTGCCGAAGGCGTTGGGGCAGGCATGGGAAAAAGAGGGGGTATAAGCGAAGAATCGAGGGCAACCGCGCAGGCATTTAAAGACTTTGTTACCCCTGGCAGCGGAAGCTTCCTCGATTACGGCGAAACGACTGAGAGAGCACAAGAACAGTACCGGGAGATGCCGTGGTGGCAACAGGCACTATGGACTCTTCCTTTAGACTTGGCGCTAACCGCAGGCTGGGGTACAGCTAGCAAGGCATTGAGGACAACCAGCGCTATTAAAAAAGCACAGGCTGCCGATAAGGCCAGGAGACTGTCAAATCTTGGACTTGGACACTTAACTGAGCATCCCCAGTCTTCCTTCCTCACCGGGACAGGTATGCAGAAATATATAGTACGCCCTACACAGGCAGCCAGGGATGCAGCAGAAAAGGCAGTAACCCGACAGGAAGCAGACTGGGGAAGGCTAGTACGCCCTGACAGTCCTGAAATATCAGCTGCCTCGGTAGCTGCGAGAAAACGTATAGACGAGCTATACGGCAAAAATTCAGAGTGGTTCAAGAAAAGGTATCCAAAACCTACGCCGGAAGAGTTGAAACAGCGGGTTATGAACGCGTCCCGTGAGGATTATATCCCTGCTATATTGGACACCATAGGGCCTAAAGAGCTAGAGACAGGCTCTATTAAATACTTCAAAGAGTTCATGGGAGCACAGGGATTCAATGTTGATGATCCTGAAGTTCTGGATAGGTTACATAAGATATTTATTGCTGAGCCTGTTGCCAAGGTGGCAGATTCAATGACAGGCGGCGGCACATTCCTGGGTGCGCTACATATTGGTAGCTATGACCTTGTACATGTAGACGAGTATAGCCCAGAGATAGTCGCGTTATTTAATAAGATCTGGAAAACAAACATTGAACCCAGGGATATTGCCGATATGAGGCAAGCATTCGGATTTGAAAATTCCGGGGCAACCCACTATCATGCTTCCCCTGAATGTAAGAGATTTTCAAGGGCTCATCCTAATAGCTCTCTACACAATATTGAAAAGATAGTGAATGAAAATGACCGTGCTATTGCCATGTCAGTTGCGAGGAATTTACGCACGGGTATGCCTGCTACATTCTCATTGGAAAATGTACCTGCGTATGGCGGATATGTTGATAGGGTTAAAGGCGTATGGTCTGAAACGCCTGAAAAAAGGGCTGCCCTGCTCAACATAATCACAGATACGCTAGATGAGCTAGGCTACAAGTGGGATATGGGAGTCTATAACGCGGCTGACTACGGGGGTTCACAGGATAGAAAAAGGTTGATCCTCAGGGCAGTACGCGGTAAGAAGGATGAGTTCGGGTTTTGGAAGTACCCCGAGCTTCCTGGATTACCGGAAAGGATAGGAGGCACAGACTGGTATACTTCCCTGAGATACCAAATAGAAGCAGCGAAATCTGCAGGCGCAGGTAAGCTGGTAAAAGATGTACCTAGGTGGAATGAAGAAAAAGCAAGGATAATAGCCTCTATTAATAAAGGCAAACTATCTGCCAATGAACCCATAATAACTACAGGGGCTATGTTTCGGGGAAGCCATAACGCAAGGCAGGCAGGCCGTGTAGGCCCGACACTTACGGTAAGCGGCAAGAAGCGTATTATACTACCTGACCCTCAAGGCAGGGGTTTTGAATACGGCATTGTCATAGACATGACACCCGAGATGCAGAGAATCTACATGGGGCTTCCTGATAGTTACCGTGTTCCTAAGACAACTAACGAACTTACCGATACTATATTCGGTAACGGTATACACGGCATAATTACCAGGGGATTCTTACAGCCACTGGTAGATATGTCAGCCACGATGCCCAAGGCGACCCGTACCTACCAGAGGGAAGCAGCAGGAGGCATAGCCGCTAGGCAGGTTGCCGAAGCCCCTATCACCACCGCACGGGCTGGCGCTCTGCCAGAAGGCGCAGTTGAGATTCTAGCTACACCTGAGACACAGAGGATTGGCAACGTAGCGGTCGTAGAAGGCGGGCAACTACGGTCGATCCATGTCACAAGTGACCCTTCTCGCCTTGAAGAGATATTACGAGTAGGCGGAGATATCAGTCAAACACGCGATCCCGGACTGGTAGGGGACTTGGGTATAGCCGGTATTTATTTTTCAAATGCTCCTCAGTTATGGACGGGCCGCGCTACTGCTAAGTGGAACTTCTTACGAGAACTTAGCCAAGCTCAACGTACCAGCCTTAGCGAATCCTTAGAGCAAGAGATTCGCCAACTCCGTCGCACTCGATATATAACAGAGAGCGAGGAGGAGTATGGGCTTCGGTATATAAGGGAGTTTAAGGAACGGCCTGATTTCACGGGTGGGGTGGTGCAAATAGCCGACCAGCCTTTCAATGTTTCTTTCTGGAAGCCTGATTTTCTATCCCGAATAGGCATAGAGCAGGCGAGGCCTCCTGCTGAGGTTCCAATAGTATTGCGGGGTAGGTTTGCTGATATCTCAGGCGTGCCTTCTGCTCGTCGCGCAGATGCAGTCGCTGCCTTGAAAGAACAAGGGTTTGATGGTGCGCTAGTCCAAGGTCACATGATGGGAGACACACCCCAAGGTGTGGTTTGGAATCGCAAGGCCATTGAACAGTTTGGGGAGGTAAGGCCTACCACAGCCGCATCCGCTAAAGAGGCAGTCGTACCCACCGCACGGGCTGCTGGGGCAGTCGTTCCCGTCACACGGGCTGCTGGGGCAGTCGTTCCCGACACGGTTTTTCCTAAGACTGTACAAAGATGGGATGCTAATGAAGTTCTTCAACCTAAAGATGTAAATATAGAAGATAGTTTATTAATTAGGCCAGAACTTGAATCCCTGCTTGTATCTAGTCGTCCCATAAAACGGTATTGGAGTCATAGGCCACCACCTACTGACCCCACTCTAGGACCAATACAACCTACCGAATCAGGTGGTATACGGGCTTACCTAATGCCTAAGTCCCCTGAAGGAGTGGAATTATCTAGGCAGTTCTTCAAAGAAGGTGCTGAACAAAAGGTAGTATGGTTAGAGAGAACGGCAAACCCCAATGATCCATTTATTGTAGATGCCTCTAAGTTAAATCTATCTAATGTGGCTGAAGCATCTGGTGGATATATTCACGCAGGAGACATTCCTGTAGAGGCACTAGTAAAAAGACCAGGGCAAACTACTAGAGAAGCCCCCATCACCACCGCACGGGCTGCTGTCCCTGGTGGCGCCCTGCAGGCAGAAAGAGCTGGTATACAATCCCGTGGAGCACGCACAGGGATGCAGCGACCCTTACCTATCCGCATGCCCCGCCTCAGTAATATACTGGGAGATACAGGTACTGCCCTGAATAGGACAGGGAGGAATATCCTGAATGAATTCCGGGAAAGAGGCCAGTGGGGCGGAGGATATGGCGGAAGAAGAGGGGGCATTATAGATTCAATGGACTCATCTGATGGGATACGCTCTGAAATGGGTTCTAATTTCGTGAATAAGCTTCTCGACGCAAATGTTCGTGGCAATAATGCAAGAGACTTGTTACGCAGGCTTTCCAATCAATTAGCCGCACTGCCTGACACAACCATTAAAGGTAGAACAGTAGGATTAGGGGCATTCTTGAGAACGCTGATCAATTCTTCCAATCCATCAGCAATAATTGAACGGTCCCCGATCAGGATGGAAGGACTGGGATATATGCTCCTTGAAGAGTTCCAGGGGGCTCAGGCCTCCCAGAGACTATCCGCACTCGCACGCAGCCCCTTTAAAAAGGTAATAGGCGATGACGGCAAGATCACGCTCCTTGATAAGAGAAGGGTCGAGTTCGGTGACGTGGCTCAAGACATGAATAAGTATGCGCCTTTCCTTACACGGGAACAGAGGGAATGGATAGAAGCAGGGCATGAATTACTTGACGACATGGTAAGGCTATATGAGAAGAGCACAGGCAAAGAATTCCCCAAGCTTGAAATGGGACAGGGTATGCGCTACTGGCCCAGGTGGATAGAGACCAAGGGCAAGTATACAGCCGCGCGTGGAAAGGTAGGGGCCAAGGCAGGCATACTCAAAAAGAGATTCTATGATCTGCAGGAAGATGGGGTCAAGGGAGGAGTTAACTATAAGAAAGACCCGTTGGAGCAGGTTGAGTTATACGTACATGCGATACACAAAATGATACGTGACGAGGTATTTGTAAGTAGGATAACCAAGAGGGTTAAAGGTGAGGCAGGGCCGTTGGGTCCTTCAGGTATAGACCGCCGTCTGGCACGCAGGCCTGGCCCGGGAGACTGGGATGTCATTAGAAAGAGGAAGCTGGCTGAGCAAGGGGAAGTGATGCCGGATGACTACTTCCAACTGAGGAATCCTGCCATATTCAGGAAGGAAGACTGGAAAGAGTTGCAGGCATTCCTCCCCAAGTTACAGAGGGCAGACCTAACTAATTTTGAGAAATTAAATAAGTACGCCGGAAGTGTATCTTCTTTATTGAGGACGTTACAGGCTGGCGCATTTGATCTTGGACAGTTCACTATACAGGGCTCGATATTGTTCTTCAGGTCCCCTATAAGGTGGTCCAAGGCTGTCCACGGGGCATTCAGGGCAATGATTGACCCTGACTTCTACATGCACTGGAGACAGTATAGCCCTGAATCACAGCTTGCATCTAAGTATGGTATAGACCTGGGTCTAACCTCCGAATTCTTTGAATCCGGTCTTTTACAGAGCAGGGTAGGCGCACCTATAAGGCCTTTCCAGAGGTCATTTGAAACCTTTATAGGAATGGGCAGGGCGTATATGTTTGACGGATTTGCCCAGACTGCGTCAAGGAAGGCTTCAGGGAATGCGTTGGAAGAGGAATTAATGAGGCTTGCGCGTTACACTGACACGATGCTGGGCGTTACCAGTTCAAGGGCGTTAGGTGTATCAGCCACGCAGAGATCGATTGAGAACGCATGGGTGTTCTTCTCTCCGAGGTATACACGTTCCCTGTTTGGTGTATTCTCAAATACTCTTGCCGGTGGTAGGGTTGGTGTAGAAGCGAGAAGGGCATTGGGACAGACCCTGATAGGCGGGGCATTAACATACTGGGGCATAGGTAAGGCCATGGGTAAGAGTGATGAGGAATTATTACGGGGGCTCAATCCCTTAAATGGTAAGAGATTCCTTTCTTACGAGATTGGCGGAAGATGGTATGGAATAGGCGGTGGACTGAGATCCATGATGACACTCATGGCTGCACCGCTCGATACTGATAACTGGAAGAACACTGTTACAGGTAAATTTATCTATGACTGGTTAAGGATGAGGCAGCCCCCCGTGGCGTCCTCCCTTATGGACTATCTGGGAGGGGACACCCCTATGGGCGTTCCCATGTCCTCATTCTTTGGAGAAGAATGGAAAGGAATGAAGCCTAACAAAGAGCTTTTAGATTATGCTCAATCTAAAGTACTGCCGTTCCCCATACAGGCAGCCTATGAGATGTGGGGGGAAGAGGTCCCGATACTCAGTAAGGAAATGGCTACCGCTGTAGGCACGGAATTCTTAGGGGGAAGAACCTCTGGAGAAACCTTCACTGACGCCGCTAATGACGAGGCAAGGGCATTGGGATGGCCTGAATACAGGAACGCAGAACCATGGCAAATGGCGCACCTGGAACAGCTTGAACGTACCAAGGCAGCCAAGGAAAAGCGTGAAAGGTACGGACTGGGCGGGACTATTGATGACATAGAATCTAGGTTTGAAGCAGAACTACAACAAATTGAGGCAGACCTTAGTCTAGGCAATAGAGTGTCAGAGAAGGCTGCGGTAAATAAATATTACGAAGAGATAGGTGAGATGAGCAAGCAAAAGATGGGAGCCCGTATGCATGAGCACGGGCCGGGCATGGGGTATAGAGAGGGTGATACTCCAGGGGAAAAGGCCCTCAATGAATTCTTCAATATAGGACGCAACGAAGGCGAGGGTAAAGACTACTACGACCCAGACTATCAGACCGAACAGCAGAATGCATTTATGAAGCAGTTACGCATGAGTGACCTGGAGGCATACGAGTACGTATTGAGAAATACAAACATAGATTACTTGGGTAATCTTCTGGGAAGTAAGTCCAAGTTGCGGAGGGCAGTAGAGTACCATTCCAGCACCGGGACGCTGGCAAGAGCCAAGGCTTCACGTAACGCAAGAAACAAGTGGAAAGCTGAAAACCGTTAATTTATGATTGTACACACTTTATCAATTATGTATACTGAAGAACATTGGAGGTGAGCTATGGTTACTGAACGGGCCGATATTCCCGTATCTGAGAACAGTCCTGTAGAGGAGAGTCCAGATACCGGTGTAGTGGACACGGCTCCCGCGGCAGACGCTGT